TTCCGCCAGTCGTAGCCCAGCTTGTCCGATTGCGTCACGTCCTCCGTGATGCCGCCTGCGGCCTGCACGAGCTTGCCGTCCGTAATTGCTTTCTTTACCTGTGCCAGTTTAGCCTCTGTCATATGCCGCCTCCAGTTCCGCCAGCAGATCGCTGGCCGTTTTTTTGCCCATCTTCGCCGTGATGGTGCCGTCGCGGTTGTCGGTGATGGGACCGGCGAGGGTGAAGTCCGCGTAGTCCTCCATGTAGCGGTCCTCGGCGGTCTCGGTCGTACTCTTGACGGTTCCGTCCTCGTTCATCTGGACGTTGCCCTCTGCGTCCAGAACAGGGACGGCCGTGGTGTAGCGGTGGATCATGCCCCAGACGGCGCCGTCGCAGAACAGCGCCAGCGGGTCTGCAACCGCGCTCTTGTCGATGGTGACGGCGCGGCTCTCGCGCCCGCCCCAGTCGGCGTCGCGCATGCGGCCAGCGGCCGGCCGCGTCTCGATCTCCTGCCCGCCGATCGTGATGTACCAGGTGTCCATAAATTCCTCCTATTCTTCGGTTGTCAATTCTGTGTCGTGATTTTCATTGTAAAATCGTAGTATGGGCGTCTGCTGCCGTCTTCGTAATAAATATCAGCGGTTGTGTAAATTTGTATATTACTTTCGACCACATAAGAATACGAAACCACGGATGCCCCGTTTATAATTGTTTTGTTGTCAATTATGAGAGACCCTTTGCCTCTATGACTCGGAATGCTGCAAATGATCGTATCCCCGACCTCAACTTCGATCTCTCCGCTCGAATACTGTACGCCATTATGAATGATGTACGCGGAGCTATCGCCTGTGCTGCTGTCCTTAGAGATGTTTATTGTCACCAGTTCCGCAAATCTGACCTCAAACGCCGTCCCGTTGATAAGGGTCTTTCCGGCTTTGCAGCCGTAGCCTGTGCCGCCGATCAGCTCTCGGCCGCCGGTCACGGAATAGGCCGTGCCGGAGATCAATGTCTTGTGCGCCATGGGGCCTCCTCACTCATACTGCCAGTTGATGGCGTAGTTCTCGGTCGGCGTGGTCTCCGCAGAGACCAGCGTCTGCTTGGTGATGTTGCCGGTCTTCATATAGTCCGTGCCCGCCACGGCCACCGCCCACGCCGTCGGCTTCCCGCTGGCGTCCACCGCCTTGACCTTGATCAGGTCCCCGACAGAAGCGCCGGAGGCGAGGATCACATCTTGCTTTCTGTTCCACGCGTCTTTGTTGCTGCGCACGTCGGCGATAGCCTCGTCGATCTGCGCGCCGGTAAACTGGCTGTTGTAAGCCATACGATCACTCCTTCATACACAGAAAATCCTCGCCGTCCGCGGTCTTCAGCGCCTGCGACTCTCCCAGCGGGATAAAGCCGTAGTTGTCGTTCCAGCTGCCGTCCGCGCCCTGCGCGAACAACGAAATGCGGTATTCCCCATCACCGGAAAGCAGAAAATCGTCGTAAACCTCAAAGGTGCGCTGCGTGCCCGCCGGGGTCTGGGAGAAGGACGCGATCAAAGCGCCCTTCCCGCGGCCCCAATCCTCGCCGGACTTCGTCGCGCGGCACTCGAAGGCCGTGTAGGCGATGTCCGACGAGAAGGAAACGGTGATCGAGTCGAACCCCGAGACCGCCGAGATCTTGTTGCCCGTGATGGAGAATGTCAGCTGCGGCGCGGCCATCAGGCGGCACTCCAGGTCCCGGCGGCGTTCTTGACGAAGACCTTGACGATCTTTGTGCCGTCGCCGGAAGACGCTGCCTCGAGGTCCGCGCCCTTGACAGTGACGTTGATGGCGGTGTTCTTCTTGTAGCCTCCCTCCGTGCCGCTGACGTTGGTGGAGCCGCCCGTCGTCGGGATCTGGGTGCCCGCCGTGTGCAGGCTGCTCGTCGCCGGGACGACGCGAATGGTGTATTCCTCAAAGTCCACGTCGCAGACGAAGGAGAACGCCGCTGCATCGTAGCCCGTGACCTTCGAGATCCTGCTCTTGTCGGGGCCGGTGATGGTCACGGCAGGAATCGACGTGTTGAGCGTGATCGTGTCGCTGACTGCGGCCGTTTCGTTGCCGACGTCGTCGCGCATCTTGACATAGATCGTCTTGAGGCCGTCGCCGTCGGGCAGCGTGATGGATTTTTTCGCGGTGAATGTCTCCCACGACGCTTCCGCCTCGGTCCCCGCCGTCTTCGTGCCCCAGATCTTCATCTGGTATCCCGTCGTTGTCTCGTCGGAGACAGAGATCTTCGCCGTGACGGTCGCGCTGGTCGCGTACTGTGCACCGTCGTTCAGGATCAGCGATAGGCCGGCAGGTGCCAGCGTATCAAGTGTCAGATTAAAAAAACTTGCCATCTGGATTTATCCCCTTTCTTCGCTTGTGAGTTCAATGTACAAAAATCCGCCCGGTCTTTCGTAGATGTTTTTCGTGCCCAGGTGGGCGGATTTGATGCCCATGGAGCCGATGAACAGCTCCAGAATGCGTTTGAGTCCAACTGCCAGCATGTTATCCCTCCAACAGATACAGTGTCCGCGCGTCCTTTTTGTCCAGCGCGTCATATTCGGATTTTGTCATCACGAGGATCGCGTCGATCTGTGCCGACTGGATGCCCCCGCCACCAGAGCCGCCGCCGGAACTGCGGGCCTCGTTGATGGCGTCGACGAGGTTGCCCTTGTTGTAGGTCTTGAGGTCGTCCAGGTCGCCGATCTGCTTCTGGAGCTGCGCCCAGACGGGCAGGGCCGGGTCGGCGGATACGTCGCCAGACGGGTCCGCGCCCGGCTGTACCTTGCCGAGGCTCACCCAGACGGTCGGCAGTACGACGCCGCTTTCGTCCGCGCCATAGACGCCCACGCGGGCGTGGCGGCCCGGGACGGCCAGAACTTCGTGTGGGACAGGAACAGTATCCCCGTCCCAGCTCGCCGCCAGAACGTCGACGGTGGTCTTGCCGTTGGTAAAGACGGCGGTCTTCGTCAGCCCGTCCCATGCGGGCGAGAAGACGAACTGCACCGTCACGGCCTTGCTCATCCCCGCCGTCAAAAGCTCCGGCGGCGACGCCAGATGCGCACACGCGCGGGAGCAGTGGATGGTGATCATGCGTTATCAGCTCCTTCTTTGCCGCCCGAAATGGCGGCTTTTTCTTTCCTGTTGTGGTCTATCCGATCACGGTTCCATTGACCAGTAGCTTCCCGTTGCTATTGCACGCCAGCGTCGCGTATGTGTTTGCGTTGTTCACCACATACACTTTTCCGAAGCACCCGCCGTCAAACCAGTTGTTTACCGCGCCGATGTATTCATCTCCATGTATGCCGACGAGAAACCTGCTTCCGCTCATTCTTACGCCATATCCATTTTTTATGATCCTGTCTTGATATCCGCTGGTTCCGCCACCTCCGCCGCTTCCCGGCGGCCCGACAACGTACTCGACGATATAGCTGCCGGAGATCCGCGCGACCTTGACGCGGTCTCCCGCGGCAAAGGTGGCGGACGTGTTGCATTTATAGTGCTTTGTTGTGGCTTCAGTCTGCCCCTCTAGGATGAGGGACAGGCCATCGTCATAGACCGCGCCGACGGTCGCCAGAAAGTTTTCCGGCAGGTTTTCGTCCGGCATGCTGATCGATGATACAAATAAGCTGTTGATGCCCTCCATCAGGCGATCACCGTCCTTTTCGCAGAGTGGGTCATGAGACTGCCGGGCTGCATGGTGACAGACCAGCCGGTCTCGAGATAGATGCCGCCGATCTCGTCGTGCGTCAGGGCGAGGATGTCGCCGACGCCGTGGCCCGGCTCGGCCAGCGTATAAAATGTGATCGTGCGCGTGGCCAGCAGCGATTCGTTGCGGCGCTTGTTTGCGTAGGCCTGCAGCTCCTCCTGCGAGGCGATGTTGTCCACCCGCTCGACGGAGGTGATGCGCATGCCGCGCTTGAAGGTGGATTTTTTGGACGCCGGATTGTCGTTGACGGCGGTCGCCACCATTGCTGCGTCCATATCCGGGTTGTTGCAGGTCACGACAAAAACGTTTGGTGCGTCAAAGATGTCCGTCTCGTCGGACCAGTCCTGCCCGGGGTGCTTTTCCGGGAGGAACAGGTCCGTCGTTCCGTAGCGCCAGTCGATGATGGCGGCGGATGGCTCCTGGTACGGCTCGAGGCGGCAGACACCGTCGGCGTCGAACCAGAGGTTCTCGTAGTTGATCTCGGAGAGCAGCGCATTGACGATCGTCAGGTAGCTCGTGCCGATCGGCCAGTCCTCGCGGTCTGTGGCGAGGACTGCGTCGTTCGGCGCCGCGATCACCAGCGTAATGCCGCAGGCGGTCAGGAGCTTTCGGACTTCCGTGATGTAGGACGCTCCGGCCGCAAGATGCAGGAGCGTCTCTGTTTTTTGCGTGTACACCCGCCAGCAGCGGTCGTAAGCCTCGATCTCGACGCGCGTGCCGGAGCTGCTGCCCTTGTTGCTGACGGTCGCGGCCTGATAGATGCCGAGCGATGTTTCGACGCCGTTGATGCTGATCCACGGGCGCAGCTCGTCGGACTCCAGCTCCGCGAGATCGTTTGGCAGGAAGCTGCCCTTGAAGGAGCCGTGCAGGGTGGCTGTCCGGTCGCACATGATCTGCGGGGCGCTGCCGGTGTCCCATTGGAGGTGGGTGATGGGCGCGCCGTTTCTGAGCACGTCTACGCGGAAGCGGACGTCACGGGTCAAGGGTGATCGCCTCCTCCCGGTTCGTGTGCGAGATGGTGAAGGAATAGCGGCGCATGAACTCGTCGCAGTTGCTCTCGAGCGACGGGAGCGAGCCGATGACCATGTTTCCGTATCGGTCTTTGAGGCAGACGAGGCGGCCGACAAGGGCTTCCAGCGCGATAGCGGCGGCCCGCTGCGCGTGCGGCCAGGCGCAGGCGACGGACAGGGCGCGGTCGCGCTGCTCGCTGCGCTCCTCGATGGGATAGGCAAGGCCCGCCAGATGGACGGTCGAGACCCCGGCCGAGAAGCTGGTGCGGTTGGTGCGCAGCTGCGTTTCGGACAGGCGCATCTCGAGCCATACGCCGGTCTCGAGGTCGCAGATCATGTTGGTCTCGGGCAGGATCTCGGCGGTGTCGGAATTGGACACGCCGTAGTTGTCGCTTTCGTCGTAGCAGCCGCGGACGCGGTAGGTCACGCTGCCGATGCTGGTGTGGTCGATGTACTGCTTTTGGACGGTGCGGGCGATGGCCACGCCGTCCCGCTCGACGAGGTAAAAATCGTAGCTCCCGGCGGTCTGCCAGGTGAGCGCGGCCTCATGGCCGGCGGTTGCGGTCAGGGTGATGGCCTCGCCCTCGGTGTGCGAAACGGGGAGCGCGGCTGCGCTCCACTCGGACCACATGCCGTACTTGTTCTGCACGCGGACGCGGACGGTGTAGCTGCCGTCAGCGAGATAGACCGGCGAGCGCCATGCCTTCTCCGTGCCGTAGACCGTGCCGGAGGCGTAGCCATTGGAGAGCGTCAGCTGATAGGCCTCCTGCTCGGAGGTCTGCCAGGTGATGCGCGGGCGCGGGCCGGTGGACTGGATGACGATGGACGGGGCCGACGGGGCGTTGATGGCGATAAACTCGGCCTTTTCGCTCCATTCGGAGGCCGTGCCGTCGGTGTTGTAGGTGCGCACGCGCCAGTATTTTGTTCCGCTTGTGAATTTGTTCGCCGGAACGTCGTAATACTGATTTTCGCCGGTGACGGTCGCGAGGGTGTTCCATGTCGTGCCGTCGGCGGACCATTGCAGATCCGCCTTGCTCTGCGGCGTGCCGGTGGAAATGATGTGCTGCCACGAGAAGCGGTTGGCGATGGTGGCGTCGATGACGATGCCGGATGGGGAGACCGGCTTGGCCGTCGGGGTAACGTCTGTTGTCGTGATTTCCTGCCATGCAGATGTTGTTGTCGTTCCGCTGTTCGCCGTCACCTTTACGCGCCACTCGATCGTCCCGGACGGGAATGTATTTGCAGGGACTGTGCAGGCGGTCGTCGCGCCGGAGACGCTGATCGTTTTTGAGGCGCTCGCATTTTTTACGCGCCACTCGAAGACGGCGGAGGTTTGCTTTATCTCCGCGAAGCACGTCTGTGTGAGATCTGTGTCGTCAGTGATATCCCATGTAAATGTATTTTTTTGCGTTCTGTTTACAAAAGCCCCTGACGACGGTGCAAAATTCTCCGTCTTTATTCCTACATTATCATCAGAGTATTCGCACTCAAGGAATGGTTTGTATGATGACTTTGCACCATAAAAAATCGCCTCTGATGCGTGTCCTTCTTCGCCCGTTATAAATGCAAACAAAAAACCGTTGCGCAGACCGTGCTCAAGTCCATTTTTCTCCGCTGCATTGTATTGCGACATTGTGAATGTCACCTGCGCCTGTACAACTTTATTGAGTTCGTTCCACCTTGCCGACCCGCTTGTTGATCCATCGTTCAACTGCTGCGGCTGCGTCGCATATGTCGCGGTACTTACATCAAGCGCTTCTTTCAGTCCGAGCGCATAGGCTGATATATACGCTGTCCCCCAGCTCTCCAAGATGCCTTTCGTTGGCATTGCATATACTACAAGCTTAACCTTTGTAATGCGTTTGTACTTGTACGCTGCTGCCGGTTCTCCGAATTTCAGTAGTATGCTGTCCCACCCTCCGAACGGTCCGGTATGGTTTGTAAACGGCTCCACATACAACTTGTACTGTGTAAGATCCGAATAGTTCGTGTTCGGGTGGTTTTTTGCAACTGCTGTTGAACCGCTTGCCTGCACTGTAAACGTCGGCATTTACTTCGCCCCCATTCTGGTTGTGATCCTGGCGTTTTTGGCAATGCGGAGGATGGTGTCGAGGTCTTCGACGTGGTCGACGTAGACGGTGGTGTTGTAGGTATCGCCGGAGGTGTAGCGGGTCTCGCTGGCCGTCTGGATGCGCGAGCCGGAGGGGAGATAGATCCGCTCGAGGCCGTTCTCGTTGACCCGCGTCCAGCCGCCGGACCAGTTGTCCGTGCCGGCGGCGTTGCCGCGGAGTCTGGCTCCCGATCCGCTCTGGTATGTCAGTGTGTTCACTATGTCCGTTGCTGGCTCTGAATACGCTTTGTCGATTTTATCTCCCAAGTCTGAAAAATCCCAGTTGAACAGAGCGCTAAAAATCGCGCCAAGCGGTCCCGTTATCATTTCCACCAAGTCGAAAATTACTCTAAGCCCGTCCGCAGCAGTTGCGATCACCCCGCTTGTTATTTTAAACATCGGCTCAAGTATTACAAGAACATCCCCAACAGCCTCCAGCGCTGGAGACAGCGCCGTTACGATGTCCAGCAATGTCGCAAATACTTCAATCAGCCCGCTTTCCGATGCATCTTTCGCTAATTGCGAAAACGTCTCGCCGAATTTGTTGTTGAACTCCGTAAGCGCTGGTGCAAATTCCGCTGACATGGCGTTTTCTCCAGCCTCAATTTGCAGATTGTAACGTCTCATGGAAGTGTCTACTTTATCCAGCGTGTCCAGCATATCGCTGTCCATGACATATCCAGTGTCTCTTGCCTCCTGCGCGTATTCTCTCAGTCTCGCCGACCCTTGTTTGATAAGCGGGTTTAACTTCTGGGCGCTCTCGTTCAGGAGTGCCATGGCCTTTGCGTCTCGCTCTGTGTAGTTTTCGACGCCGCCGAGGGCGTCGATCACATCCATAAAGACAGCGTTGGCATTCCGAAGGCTGCCGTCTGTATTCGTGATCTCAACCCCGAGCTCACTGAAAGCCGCAAGCGTATCTCCGCCGTTCTCATAGGCGTCATACAGGTTCTTTGTGAGATCCTTGATAGAGTCCGTGATCGTGTCCATGCCGACACCCATCAGCTCGCCAGCGTAAGTCATTTCCTGAATGGTGTCCGTCGTCATGTTGTAGGTCATGGCAAGGTCCTGAATATCGCTTGCGCGTTTTCCGGATTCCTCAGTCATGCTTTTCAGCTTTTCTTCAACCTTCGCGATCGCCGTTACCGCTGCCGCCATGGATCCTGCCATGGCAACGGCGGCTCCGCTTACATTTCCGAGTGCTCCGATTGCCTGTTCTGCGCCCTCCGGTATATTGATTCCAAACTTGTCACCCAACGTCTTGACGAGATCGCCGAGCGTCTTTGTTTTTTTGTTGCCCTCTTCCTCTGTTTTCGTGAGGTTTTTCAGGCCCTTTTCGGCCGAACCGGTTTTTTCTTCGAGATCTTCCAGTCCTCCGGAAAAGTTGTCAGTCTCTACACCAGCATCTTTGAGCTGCTTTGTATTGTCACGCAGCGCTTTCTCCATTTTTAGAAGGGCCGTTTCTGCGTTATTTAGCTGTTTCTGGTAATTTTGTGTTGCCGCGGAATGCTCACCGAGCGATTTTCCGGCGCTCTGCACCATTTTCCGCAGCTCGTCGATTTTTTCCTTCTGCGTTAAAATCTTCTGGTTCAGGACCTCGTTTTTCTTGGTCAGGCCCTCGACGCTGCCTTCGCTGTCTTTATACGTCTCATCCAGATTTTTCAGTTTACTGTCCAGATTGCCAAGCGCAGCATTGATCTCCTTGACCGCCTGCTTATACTCGGCCTCGCCGTCCAGCTTGATTTTTGTGTTGATTGTTGGGCCTGCCATTATCCCACCCCCGCGATATAGTCGTGCAACGACGGTTTGGAAGTCTCTTCGTCTTTAGAAGTTCGGCGCGGTGCGATCAGCTCAAAATACTCACGATAGAGCGTTACGCACCGCGCCGGTGTCATGGTCCTCCAAAATACAGTCTCGTCGTTGTGGAGGATATTGATCCAGATATTTAAAAACCACGGAAAATTTACACTGTACGGTTCGTCTCCGTGGTCTTCACGTTTTTTTCCTCTTCCGGTTCCGAATCGTCCGGCTCCTTGATCGCCGCGATCAGCATGTCCATCATCGGCTCGCACAGCCGCTTAAAGCCGCTCATACCGAGCGTTCTGCCAAGCTCCTTCGCGGTCGCCCGCTCCGGCCAGCCCTTGCTGTCTGCGTAGTCGTTCATGGCGGCCGCCGCAATTTCAAACACCGTCTTCATGGTCCGGCCTTTTAGCAGGACCGCATTCAGATTTCCGTCGTGCAGCTCCTGAAGGTCAGCGAGCACATTCATGTTTACCGAAAGCTCGTATGCTTTGCCCCCGTATTCAAACGGATGCTTCTTCAAACGAATGTCCCCCATCAGGTCTCACCCAGCTTTCCCTTGATCCATGCGACGGCGGCCTCTGCGGTGTCGACGGCCTCAGTTTCGAGCAGCAGCTCGTCGGCGGAGTCGTCGGCGAGGAATTCGCCGGTCGTGGTCGGCGTGTTGAACTGGATGTTCTCGCCCTTGGTCTGGTAGGACAGCGAGGGCGGGCCGAACAGCGCTTTCGGAACCCAGACGCAGGTGTATTTGGTCACGCCGTCGATCTTATCCGGCGCGTAAAAGCCGACGCCGACATAGTTTGCGATGTCTTTTGCCGAGAATTTCAGATTTTCCTTGCTCGTATCGGATGTGCAGCCGTAGAGCATGGCCTGTGCGGCCTTTTTGATGTACTTGACAGCCAGCGAGATCGTGCCGCCGGTGGCAAGCTTGATATACTCGGCAAGCTTGGATTCCGCGTACAGGCGGCCCTCGGCGAACTTGAGTTCCAGCTGCGCGCTCATGGCGTCGCCGACGTCTGTCGGCTCTGTGTAGGTCACGGTGCCGGACGTGTTTTTATACTTTCCCGCCCGGATGCCGCGTAAGTCAAAACTAGGCATTACTGCAATCCCCTTTCTCGTAATTTTTCATTGATGATCTTTTCAAATTCCTGCCTGATCATTGGCGTCGCCGCATCGGACCCTCTGTTCCAGAAGTAAGTCCCGACGATTTGTCCGTGTTCTTTGGCGCGTCCATAATTCAGAACAAATACAATCAGATTTCTCCGTACCCCGTTCTCGTTTTTTCCGGAGACTGTGACCGTGATATATGGCAGGCCGTTTTTATCGCGCTTGATTTTCTTGCTGTACTTGATTTTGTTTTTATACCCCTCGAAGTTAAACCCGCTCGTTCTGACCCGTTCCCAGATCTCTCTGATCGCGATATCTCCTGCGGCATAAAGTAGTTCCTGCTGCATCTCGTCGTCAAAAAGGTCCATCTTCGAAAGCGCATGGATCATCTCGTTCATGCCCTCGACCTGTAAACTAGCCATACTCCGCGCCCTCCGTTTCGGCGATGATCGCGATCTGCGTGCGGCCTGTTTCCTTGTCGTAGGTTTCCATGTCGACGGTCGCGATGTAGCCCGCTCGCTCCAGCGCGGCCTTCACGCGCTTTAAAAGCCCGGCGGCAAATCCCTCGGCGAAGATGGAAACGGCGTACTGCACGCCGGTTTCGGCCTCTCCGCCCTCGGCGTAGAACTGCCCGGACTGGCCGAGCATCTGATAGGTGATGTAGGTCTCTTCCGCGCCCTTGTACGGCGGATGGCAGACCGGGACGTCCATGTCTGCCAGCGCCTCATAGATCATCATGCGCCGTCCCTCCGTTTGCAGGTCAGCTCTACCTCTTCCGTCTCCGCGCCGTAGCTGCGGACGACGTCAAAGACGTCGGAGCCGCAGACGAGCTGCTGCTCGCCGCCGTACTCCGCGCTGTGCATGCGGAAAATTGCGTCCGTGCGCTTGCCGGCTTGCGCGGCCTGGTAATACTCGGCGCGGTTGACGGACTTGCGAGCGGCCCAGACGGTGGTCTCGCGTTCGAGCTTTTCGGTGGTCTGCCCGCTCACGATGGGGTAGGACAGCAGGCGCAGCGTGATCTGGGTGTCAAAGATCACAGCACGCGCCCCCTCCCTCGGCGCCCGGCGAATAGTCGCCGGACAGGCCCATCGCGTCGCGCAGCTCCTCAAAGCACGTCTTCCATTCGTCGCCGCGGCCGCAGAAGTCATGCTGCCAGCGGACGAATGCGCGGACGGCGTCTTTGACCAGCGGGTCTTCGTCCGCCCCCTCCGCGCCCGCAAGGTGCAGGCGCAGGAGGCAGGCGTCAATCTCGTCGGCGAGCTCTTCGTCAAGGGCGGTTGTGGTCAGCCGCAGGGCGGTTTTTGCAACGTTGATCAAAGCCATTGGTTATCCCTCCCTGTTGGCCGCGCGCCGTCAGGCTTTCTTCTTGGTCAGCGTGACGAGGCTGTTCTTGTCGACGACCTTACCGTCGACGAGCGCCAGCGCGACGGTGACCTCGTCGTCTGTCTCGTTGTCGGTGTACTTGCGGAAGGTCATTCCCAGATTTTCGTTCCAGAGGTAGTCCTTGAAATCAAAGATAAAAGCAAAGACCGTGTCCGCGGTCACGCTCGCCGCGAAAGACGGCAGATAATCGCCGACGAGGACGACCTCGCGGCCAAAGAGGGAATAAACGGGCTTTCCGTTCATGCCGTAGTTGGTGCGGGCAACAGGCTGACCATCGCTGTCAACCATGCCGACGATCTGCTCGAAGAACGTTTTCTTCGTCATGCACCATACCGCGCCCGCGTCATATTCCTGCGGCACCGCGGCCTCGGCTGCGGTGATGTCCTTGTAGGTCAGCGCGGTCGCCGCTGCGGCAATGTCGATGTTCTGGCCGGTCACGACGGTTTCCTTGGTGATGCCCTTCGGCTGGCCGGAGCCGGAGCCGCTGATGACGGACTGTTCCTCGGCCTTGACCATGGCCTCTGCCACGTTGGCGACAAACTGCGACTCAAACATCGGGTAGGTCACGATGGATACCTCAAGCGACATGGAGATTGCGCAGCGCAGCTTGTGGTAGGCGAACGTGATGGAGCCGAGCGCCTTCTTCTGCTTGTCGGATCCTACGCCCTCGGCAACCCAGGAGGCCGTCGGCTTGGCGGAGCTGGTCGGGACGGTCACGCCGCCCTTGTAGGACGTGTGCGTCACGCGCGGCAGGATCATGCCGGTCGACTCGATCCTCTCGTAGATCTTCTGCAGCGTCGTGGTCGGGATGGCCGCGCCTACGTCGGAGGTCTTCGTGTTTGCGTCCGCGTTTGTCAGCTCCTGCGGGATCTGCGTGCCCTTCAGCACGTAGTTCATAAAGGCCACCTTGTACTCCGGGGTGTCGTAGCGGTTGATCACGTCTTCGGCCTTTTTCTGGCCGGACAGGTCGACGGACTGCGCTGCCGCAGCCGGGGCCGCGACCTTCTGGCCGGCGAGGGCGTTGAGGTTCGCCTGAATCTTGGCTTCCTCCTCAAACTTGGCGTCGAGGGCCTCGACTTCTTTCATCTTGGCCTGTGCCTCTGCGGTCTTGCCTTCGTCCAGCAGCTTCTGGGCGTCGTCCATGAGCTTCTGGCGCTGGATGTTGTAAAATTCCTTTGTCATTTCAATTCTCCTTTGAGTTTTAAAAATTTCAGTTTTGCTTCTGCCTGCGCCCGTTCGGGCATAAAAAAATCAGGCTCTGCGGCCTGACCTTTTAAAAAGTTTTCCGCGCGCCGGAGCGCGTCTTCGCTGAGCATGCCGGAATAAAAATCCGCTGCCAGCGGCTTCTGGCCGGTATCCGGCTGCATGACGCGGTCGACGAGGCCGAGCTCGACGGCCCGATCTGCCGTGACCCACGTCTCGGCATCCATCATGGCGGCGATCTCCGCTTCCGGCCTGCCGGTCTTGGCGATGTATGCCGAGATGATGGCGTGGTTGGCGTCGCGCAGGACACCGGCGGTGTGCTCCATCTGGCGGTAGTCGCCGTCGGCGCTGGACTGGACGTTGTGGATCATCATCATGCCGGTCGGCGTCATTTCCGACTCGCCCGCCATGGCGATGATGGACGCGGCCGAGGCCGCAAGACCGACGATGCGGATGTGGACGCCGCCCGCGTAGTTGCGCAGTGCGGTATAGATCTCGCTCGCGGCGAAGATCTCGCCGCCGCCGGAATTGATCTCGACCTCTGCCCGCTCACCGTTTCCGGATGCAAGCGCGTCGGCTACGGATTTAGGGCTCGTCGCCTCCATGCCGTACCACTGATAAAATCGGTGCTGGTTGCTGGATACGATGGGCCCGCGAATGCTGATCTTCATGCGGTTTCATCTCCCTTCTGGGTGGTATTCTGATTGACCGGCTGCGTGTCCAGCCTGCGGATCGGCTTGTCCCCGCCGTCGACCGGCGCGAGGTTAAAGGCGCGGCGCCATTCGTTCGGCGTCAGCGCGCCTCGGTCGACCATCTGCAGGAGGTTGAGCTTGGTCGAGGTCGAGGCGAAGTCCCACGCGGACGCCTCAAAGACGATGCGATTCCCGCAGCCGCGCTCGCGCCGGGAAAAGAGCTTGCGGGTGTACTCGCCGCTGAGCTGCTTCAGCACCGGCTCGATCTCGGCGTCAAAATAGGCGTTCTGCTCATCCTCCGTCGCAATGGATGTGACGATGTGCGGGTTGGTATTAAACAGGGCATAGATGCGCTGCGTGGTCTTATCCATCTGTGCGGCGTTCGGGACGTAGTCCTTGGGGTCGATCTGCTTGGCCTCGGCCTTTGCGTCGACGGCCGCGACGCCCGTTCCGTTGGAAACATTGAGGAAGCTGTCGGCAAAGTCCTGCGCGCGCTTCTTGATATCCTCCGAGCGCATGGAGGATGCGAACATCAAAAGCCAGCGGATGACGGCGCTGTTTCGGATGGCCTTGACGATGCCCTGATCCGTCGTGGCGACGATCTCCATGAGCGGCACGATGGCCGGCGCGATGGGATCTCCGAATATGTCGTTCTCGTAAAAATCCCCGCGCAGGTGGATGATGTCGTCATAGGCGAACGTCAGCACATTGCCGTTCTGCATGTAAAATTTCAGGTACAGGTTGCCGCCCGCGTCGTAAACGGCGTCGGCCTGCATGGCCGCGACCGGAAAGATGGCGTTCGGCAGGCCATTTTCATCCCGGAGGATGACCGCGAAGGCGTTGTTGTTGAGCACCAGCTGTGCGGCCAGCTTCTCCTGCAGCAGCTGGCCTGTCATGTACTGGTTCGGCTCTTCGAGCAGGAAGCGGATGTACGGCTCCGGGTTGACGGCGATCTTCCGCGTCTGGGCGGTGATGGTCTCCCGGATGTGCTTTGCCGTCAGCTTGCCGATGGCCTTGATCTTTGGCCGGATGCAGGCGCGGACAATATCGGACTGATACATTTTGCCGTTGTAGCTGTAAAAGCCATTCCCGCGCTCCTGCACCATCTGGACGGTCGAGACGCGCTTGGTGGTCGTGATATTTGTCAGGAGGTTTTTAAAAAATCCCATTGTCTCACTCCTAGAGCATACTGGTGTATTCCGCCTGCTTCTGATCGTAGATCGTGTAGGCGTCGAGCAGGGCCGCCGTGCCGTCGATGCGGCGCGTGGACTTGCTCGTTTTGTGCGGCTGGATATTGCCGTTTTTGTCCTCGTCATAGGCGGTGTTTGCGAGGTTCCACTTGTCGATCGGGTGGTTGTTGTAAATAATTCGCTTGGATTCCAAGTCGTTCCCGCAGCGCTTCATGGGCTCTGACAAGGTCTTCACGCCCTGATGTACGGCGATCATGGCCTCGGCCCCGAAATAGTCCGCCATGCTGTCCACCCAATAAGACGCAGACCACGCATCATACCCGATAAAGGGGATAAAAATATCGAGGTCTTCCTGCACCTCGACAAACCATGCCTTGACGTCCTCATAGCGGATCTTGTTGCCCTCGGATAGGCGGAGCAGCCCTCGCTCATGCCACTTGTCGTAGGGGATCTTGTCCTCCGTGACGCGCTTTTCCAAAAGGTCCTGCGGCAGCCAGTACATCTGCAGCACAAACAGGATCTCCGGCAGCTCCGGCACTTGGAACAGCACCTTTGCCGCCGTCAGGTCAGTGGTCTTGGAGAGGTCCGCGCCGCCGATGCCGTATCGCGGGTAGGAAAGCACGCGCTCCTGCACATTCCCGTCCGCCATGTAATGCTGCCAGATCAGGCGGCGGTTTTCCCTGTCGAGCTGGAAGGTGTCGCGGTTGTCGAGCTGCTCGAAGTTGAGCCAGGCTTCGCTGGAGGTCTCGCGGATGTTGAAATCCTTGCAGACGAGGTTGCGGACGAGGGCCGGGTTTTTCTCTGCCCGCTCGACCCGCTCTTTCAGCGCCGTGTAGCTCTTGATCGTCCCGAGGCCCGGATTTGCCTTTTTCCAGCAGTTCGGGTCCGTCCACTCGCTGCGCTTGTCGAGCTCGTAAATAAACGCGATCCGGCGCGGGTCGTGGTACCCGTCCGGATCTTCGTAGCCGTTGATGATTCGCTCGGCTTCTTCGTATTTCTCGTCGTAGATGTCCTCGCGGATGGTGCCCGCGGTGGAAGTGATAAAGATCAGCGGCTGCTCACGGGCCGTCACGCCGTCGGCGATGATGTCGTACAGGGCGCGCCCGCTCTTCCACTGGTGGATCTCGTCCATCATGGCCCCGTGGATGTTGAGGCCGTCGAGGGTGTCGCTGTCAGAGGCCAGCGGCTTGAAAACGCCGTCGTTAAAATCGCTGTCCAGCTCAGCGACCAGACTGCGCATCCGGCGGCAGAGCGCCGGGGACTTCTTGACCATCCGCTTTGCTTCCTGCCAGATGATTTTTGCCTGGTCTCGCTTGGTGGCCACGGCGTAGACCTCCGGGCCAGCCTCACCGTCCGCCGTCTGCAAATACAGGCCGACGCCGGAGGCCAGCAGCGATTTGCCGTTCTTCTTGCCGACAATGAGGATCGCTTCGCGGTATTGCCGGTTTCCCTCGATGTCGATAAACCCGAAGACAGTCGCCAGCAGTGCTTTTTCCCATAGCTCCAGCCGGACGAGCTGGCCGCCCGCCTTGCCCTTGGAGTGGTGGCAGTAGTTTTCAAAAAATTCGAGGACGTGGTTTGCCCGGCGCGGGGAATAATAAAACTCGGAATCCGTGTTTTCCAGCTGCTCTACAACGTGCCGGTAGGTCTTCTGGACTTTCAGGCTGACGACCTCGCGGCCGCCCTGGATAGCCTGCCAGTATTCGAGGATGGGGTTGTAGGTCTCCGGGTAGCGCGTGAGTTTCATTCCTCGTCACGCTCCCGGACAAAGCTTGCAAAGCCGTCGTCCTCCTGCTTTGGCGCGGTGTCCGGCTTCGGCAGCAGCGCCGTCAGCTGCTTGATGATCTTCTGGTAATTTGCGTTCGTGGAGTTGTACGCCTGCCCGATTGGGCGCGCCCGCTCATACGGGTCGAGACGTTCGGACTGGCGAAAAAGCTCCGTCCAGCCGTTTTCCCGCAGATCGTCGGCCATGTCCTCGCACTCAATGCGCATGAAGGCCGCCTGATCGATGAGCCCCGCGACAGTCCCTGCCGCTTCCTTCGGCAGAAGCTTGTAGATCCTCCGGAGTCTGGTCTTTTCTGCGCGGATACGCTGTTCCTTTGTCTTTTCCTGCCTGTTCGCCACAAAAACCGCCTCCTTTTCGCGTGATTTTTGCCGTCTGTCCGCGCGTGCGCGTAGATTACTTATCGCCGCGCTATTGTAGGGGGGCCTCGCGAACGGCCTGCGTATTCTTCCGAGGTAGGGCGTGCAGTGATCTAGCCGGCGCCCCGGCCTCGCGTGACGGGGGGGATCGGGTCTCCGGCGGCGTCGAAGAAAATTTTTTGTGTCAGAGATTTTGCGACTCCGTGCCCGTCGAACTGATCGTGGCAGTCCTTACAGACGAACTCGAGGTTGGAGTAGGACAGGCTGATATCCGGGTCGGTGATGTTGTCCGGCGTGAGCGCCCGCTTGTGGTGGACGATGTAGCCCGGCTTGTCCCGGCACTCTTCGCACAGCCCGCCATCGATGGTCCGGCGGAACTTGATATACCCGGCGCGGCATTTCTTCCAGCGCCCGGACGCGTAAAAGCGTGCGGCCCATGGCTGCATCCTGTTCCCTCCAATTCTTCACGCTATCACTGTAGCACAGATTTTAGGCTCTGTTAGCTCAACTTTTGCGGTAGCCCATTGCCCGCGCTGCCTCGTAGACAAAGCGGCTGTACATCCGCTTGGCCGTGGATGTGCTCACGTGCACCTGCCGGGCAGCGGACTCCAGGCTCTCACGCGGCCAGATCCATGTATGCAGGCGCACGATCTCCAGCACATCGCCGCCGTCCCGCCAGGTCTGCACGGTGTTGATGGCGGACTGGATCGCCGTGTAGTCCTCGTACTCCCGTGAGGACAGGACGCGCACCGCAATGTCCTCGACGGCGCGGCCGGAGGATTGCCCGCCTGGCTGCGAGGAATATCCCGGCGTGATCTTCTGTCGGCTCATATCCCGAACCTGTCGGCTCAGTTTCGGGTATTCGCCGATGGTGCGGCAGACATTCCCGTACCACCAGTATCTCGGCTTTGACACTTTCCCACTTCCTTCCTGCTTCGTTCTAAAACCTTACGCATATACAAGGCTTAATTTAAGCGGCTCCCGTTCCGCTTGTGTTCTGATCTTGGGTCGACTACATACTTATAATATTGATACCCGTACTTTGTCGTCCGGGCCTCTACGAGGATGTAACCTCGCGGGGCGACGGGCGGATGCTTTAGGCTGTACTCTCGCACGGCCTCGGTCGCAGGTTCCGGCTCTGGGCGGATACAATTTCGCGTCGCCTTGTACCGGTGGCCGCCGAATTCTTTTCTCCAGTGCGCATGCAGGTAACTGGCAAGTGCTGTGTAGTCCTGGCCGTGGTCGACCTTGTTTCCCTGCTCATCTATATAATAGTTGTGCTTTCGCAGGTGCCGAACCTCGATCACGCTGCCGAGCCGCCAAAGCCCGCCGATGTCTTCTTCCGGGATCCCCTCTGTTACCAGGTGCAAATGGAAGCGATTGGTTGTTTTTCCTCTTCCGTAGAAAGCAACGATTTTGGCCTCCGGATAGTGATACTGCATGCGGCGCACAAGGTTATCGCGCACTCTGCGCATTTCCTCTGCGGTATGTACCTCGTTTTCTGTATCCAATGTCAGGGTGGAATACAGGCTTGTGGGAGAGAAATTGGCGTTCATCAGCGCAACGAGCCGATCCAGCGATTGCTTGCTGTTGAATTCATCGCGCTCCGCCTGCGTCTGGAAGCGCGGCTTTCGCGGCTTGCTGGTCTTTTTGTCCGCGCCATCGGACACGGTATAAACGATCTGCGTACATACCGCCCCTGTAAACAGGCGGCGCTTGTGCCTCTTTGCCATCATCCACACCTCTTTCTCCCGGGCGGACAGAGCCGTCCGCCCCTACATGGCCATCTGCCCGCTCAAAGCGTGGCCGGAAATTCCGGCCATGCGTTCAGCGGATAGCGTTCTCCAATTCCTTTATCGCTTCTTCAAGCCTGCGTTTCTGGCTGCGCAGCTCGAAAAATCCCAGCACGCCCAGCGCGATCCACTCCAGCGCAGCAGCAAGCTCCAAAATCTCAATGATCATTTTCTTCTCCTTCCACTCCTTCCAATTCTCCTTTGCAGTATGTGCAGCGGCTCGGCAGGCTCTTTTTCAAACCGCCTTTTTTCCAGAGCTCGAAGCACGGTTTCTCCGGGCGGCCGCAGTATGGGCATCGGTAGACACGGAAGATATCATCCCAGCGCCAGACCATGCGGACTTCGTTTTTCTCCTTCAAGCCCCATCGCCTCCCTCATTGCTTCAACCAGCCTCTTTTCAAGTTTGTCCTGGTCGATCTTCCCTTCCATCGTTGCGCCCTCCTGCTCTACCCACACGCCGTCCGTGCGCTTCGTAAATCCTGCTGGTGCAAAATTTCTGGCGTGTTCCAGCTCCTGTGTATGCCTGCACGTTGGATAGATGCATTTCTCGCAAGCCTTTCTGTCGCAAAGGAACAGGATATTCCGCTCTTTCGCCCGCGATACGCCGCTCGGCAGAAGAACGACTGGCTGCCCGATCTCCGCCGCAATCTGCGCCTGAAGCTTTTTCCGATCGCCGTCACGCAGCGCGACTGTGCATTCCAGCAAAATCATTTTCTTTTTTCCTCCACGTCTTCTGGCGGACGGCTGAACGAGAACTCCTTGCAGTTCCCAACAAACTTGGGCTCCGTCCACCTAATCCCAGCGATTTTCATGCCGCATTGCGGGCATTTTTGTGGTCTGACGATTCGTTCTTCGAGTCCAAAGTCAAGGGTGTCTTCTGCGCCAAATGGAAATATGTGCCGTCTTGCATCGTCGCTCACGCTGAATTCGTCGAAGACATAGTTGCATACCGGGCAAACGGGGCACGAGTCCAAGACTCCCTCGCTCTTGCTTCCTCGTTTTTTGATATTTTCTTCTGTTCTTCTCTGATTTTCTTCCGCCGCGTCGTTTTCCCGGATCTTCTGGTAGTATTCCAGCAGCTTCTCCCCGGCATTTTTGAGCAGCACGGTATAGCAGTCCGGCACATCCTCCGGGAACCATCCTGCGATGGGGCCGCCGTTCAGCAGGCACTTGTCGCAGTCGTCCGCCCTGCACGCCCCTATTGCCTGCATGATCTCCGCAAAGCTCATGTCCTTTTTGCCAAGCCGCAGCTCTTCCCGGCGGCACTTGTCTTTCTTACTCATTCCTGCGCCGCCTCCATTTCCTTGCGCTCTTGCATAAACCCGTGCAGGAACAGCTCCAGCAGAGCGGCGGCGCGGTTGGTCAGATTTGTGAAATCCTTTTTGCTGATCTGCAGTTTTCCGGTCGTAACAACCTCAGTCTCCGGTCGACCAATAATCTGAATTGTCGGATTAGGCACCAGCGTCTTTGCACCGTCCGCCCCCACTTCGAAGAGCGGCGGCGTGGACTGCTCCATGACGATGCGCGGCGGGTATGCCTCGCCCCGGAAGCTGGTATCCCAGTTCAGCTTTTCATAATATGCAACAAAATTGTCGAGGTCGTGCGCAAACGCGCCCATGATTTCTGCCATTTTGATCTCCTTTCAAATTGTAATGATCTCCCGCCTCGACTGGCGGGCAAATTTGCGTTCCGGGCAGAAGCGGCACTCGGTGCAGCTCCAGGCGCCGCGGTAGTTGTTGCGCGTCGGGCAGAGTGGGTTGTAACAGATCCCGGAGCCTGCCCGCTGCGGGCCGCGGCCGAATTTTTTCTTCTTCGGTTCGGCTTTTGGCTTTTTGGCTGGATCCCTCTTGGTGGCGAGCGTGGCCGCGCGTTCTTTCCGGAAGCAGCCGCAGCTTTTTGCATGCCCGTTCCGGAGGTATTTCCCATCCTTGCTGCAGACGTTCCCGCATTTACACCGGCAGATCCAGTGTGCCGTGTCTCCTTTTTTGCTGGTATCCCGCCCGATGACGTGCAAATATCCAAAATCTGTGCCCGTCAGATCGACTACGTGTGACATTTCCATTCTCCTTTCGTCAGGGGCCGGTCTCCCGGCCCCTATGCAGGGCGGACTTGCACCGCCTGCGCCTGCGCGTCCCCCTGTCGCCGCAGACGAGCTGCCCTTGTCTGCTCAGGCAGCTTTCCATAAGGAGGTAACACGATGCCGCCGGGCGATCCCGACACCCGGCGTGGGGTAACGTTGACGGTTTCCATCCGCGCGCACGTTCCACACGCGCTTTTTATCCCCGGCCCGCGGGCTTGAGGTTTCGCGGGCCGGGTGCAGAGCCGGGGTAATCCTCCCGCAGCCGTCTCATGGCGGAGCGGCCGCGGCCAAAGTCCGAAAAAATATGGTTCCCCGGCTGATTGCTGGTCTTAGTCCTCGGGCTGACTGATATCCTTGTGCCGCAGCCCGTCGGCGTTCTCGGTCAGCGGCAGCGCCTGCCGCCGCGCGTGCTCATCCGGGCTCCAGCCGCACCGTGCGCAAAGATCCGGCGCGAGCTTTGCATACGGACAGGCATTTCCCTGCTTCGGCAGCCCGCATGCCTCGCGCGGGCTGCTCTCGTTTTTTTCTTCCGGCATGTTTAAATCTCCTGTATGTCGATCCCAAATTTTGACCGCATGAATTTGCGGTTGCGCAGATACTCCTTTGTCCGCGTCGGCTTGGACTTCACATCTTCGACGACGAGCTTGCCGCCGAATTTGTACGAAAAGTCCGCCGTGTACCGCACTGCGCGGATGCGCTCGCCGGCCTCGGTGATGTAGCTCTCCTGCAAGGTGAACTGCGGCTGCAGGCGCAGATCGGAGATCGGAGATGATCCCGGCCCGAAGCATCACCATCAGCTCGTCATACCGCCGCGCCTCCTTCTGGCTGTCGAAGCGCAGCTCTCCGCGCGTATCCTTCCGGCTGCCATACTTCGTCTTCTCATGGCTCCCCTTGTGAAGGGGGAGCTGGCGCCGCAGCGCCTGAGAGGTCGATCTGCTGCCTGGCATACAGCTCCCGCATCCTCGGCGGCATGTCCGCCATGCTCTCAAACCGCAGTCCGCTCATTCAGTCGCGCCCTTCTTCTCGCCCCGACTGCAATAGTCATCCGGGCCGACGTTGAGGATGTCATGTAGACAGCACCAGATTCCTACCTGCTCCCCGGTGTGAGCATTAACGGTTGGCCTCACATATTTACAGCTTGCACACCGCACCACCTCCGCAACGTCGGCGGCGGGCATTTCCCGAATTTCGGCATATGCGCGTTCCAACCGTGTTAGTGCCGTCATGCTTCCACCGCGTTCTGCTTTCCGTAACGCAAATAGCGCATCCTCGCGCCGGATATAATCAGCCATCCTTCTTGCCCTCCATTTCCTGCAAATCCTTCTCGGCTTCTTCGCGGCTCAAAAATACGGTTTTGCCGATGTCCTCTGGTCTGATCGTCCCGAGACCTAGCGTATTCAGCACAGTCCGCCCGTTCAGCGTGCTCACGTCCGATACGGTAAAACTATATACCCGCTTAACCAGGTGATTGCAGTATGTCCACAGTTCATCTCCCTGCCTGCACGGCAGCACGACCACGCGCCCGTCCTTGTCGGCCTCGGCAAGCTCGCGGAGGCGGTCAGCCTCCACGCCCAGCGCCTGCGCTTTCCGCTCAATGCAATCATCCATTGTCCGCCCTCCTAAATCAGTAGAATGTGCTCTAGGCCCTCCTCAAGGTCACAGTTCTCGGCAAATCGTTTCGCATCGTCCTCCGTGTAAACGTTTGCCAAATCCTCACGCGCTTTTGCGATGCGATCACTTATGGTTTGAATCTCGGCATCCAATTCTGCAAGAATCGCAAACAGTTCAGCCTTTTTCTTTTCAATATCCATCCTTTATCCCCTCCAATGCTTTCTCCGCCGCTTCGCGGGTGAGAAATACGGTCTTACCAAATCCGTTTAGCGCTACGCCATACTCCCGCCCTCTGGCGCCTATTGGCTCAAGGCCAATAAAGCCGATTTCATTGCCCATACCAATCTGCTTGACCTCGCACTCGCTTATATGCTTATCCGTGTCCAACAAGGCGAACACCCGCTGGCCCACCTTGCACGGCAGCACCACCACGCGCCCGTCCTTGTCGGCCTCGGCAAGCTCGCGGAGGCGGCTAGGCTCCACGCCCATCGCCTGCGCTGCCAGATTTATCATCGTGTCCTCCGTAAATGGAGCCTTGATTTCCTCTGGTGTCAGGCCGATGTCCTCATAGGCCGCAAGGCGCAGAAACCGCTCCTCTGGGATATTCCGAGGATACCCGTTTGCAAGGCGGCGCTCGTACTCTTCTCGCTGCGCGTCAGCTTCGCGTTTATTTGTCAGTCGTTCCATGTCTGCTCCCCCACATAGCACCAGCTCTGAGGCGGGCGTCGAATCTGCAAGCTACCATTGCCGCAGGTCCCGTTATGCTCTCGGTGCATAGCGCAGCTCTCACACCACCAGTCATTTTTGCATGCCCGTCTGAAGTCGTCCAATTCGCGCGGGGTGTCGTAAATCTTGAGATTAGATATGTGCCAGCCGAAGCCGGTGGCAGCTCCGAGATACTGGTGCAGCTCCGCAGGCTCTAGGCAGGTTGGCCGCGCAGCATCCGACGGGATCCTTCCCGCGCCGTTAATGTTGATGATCTGATCGCACAGAAATTCCCCGATGACTTTGCCGTTTCCGCATTTGTAGATGTAGCACTTAAACGGCGTATCCATCCTCGGGCGCGTCTTGCGCACCTCAATGGTCTTCCGCCCGTTGATGATCTTCTCACACCACTCCGGGCGAATGCTGATCAAAACAGCTTTACTCATGCTCTTGCCTCCTGTTCCAATTCTGCTCGGAACCGTTGTTCCAGTTCAAACACGCCGCGCGGCTTGCCTTTGTAATAGCCTTTCATTGGCCTGTCTATTTTCCGTTGCAGGTCTTTCAGGCGCTCCCAGTATTCCGGCAGGTAAATATACATATTCCGCAGTTCCCGCAGGTTCTTGTTACAGCAGCACCAGCACGAAACACGGTCCAGCACGTCATAAAGGCGGATCGTGCCCTCCAGCCACGAAAACCCGTTTTCATAGCAATATGCCAGGGCGTCTGCTTCCGGCATACCCCACTCCGCCAGCGGGTGCAGCTTATACGGCTTCCGTTCTTTTTCCAGGCGCGGCGTTTCGTCGGCAGCTATGCCAACGTAAACCATAGCGTCCCGCGCCTCCGCGTACCTGTCTATGGCTTTCAGCTTCCCCGTGGTTCCCCAGCGGCAGAGGCCGCCACACCAGCCATAACCTTGGTGTGTGCCTTTCTGCTTACTGCAAACCGGCCTTTCCAGCATATCGAACAGGAACGGGTTTTCCGGCTCCAGTCTGGTGTACTTGATCCCCAACTGCTCCAGGCGGTGCAGCATTTGATCCCGCGTGTGGTAAATCGCCTCGAACTCCATTCCGGTGTCGTAGAAAACCACCTCGTTCAGCGGGTAGCCCTTGGCAATCAGCGTTAGGAGCATGGCCAGGCTGTCCTTGCCCCAGCTGACGCTTGCAATATGCCATTTCATTCCGTTTTTGCACCTCCGAACGCCGCCAGGTCGAAACAGGTCTGTTTCCCAACGTACTGGCACCACGCCCATTCCAGCATGGCACCGCGGCTGTACACCATCAGCTTTTCGCCCTGAATCTCCATTCGGTCTGCCTCGATGTTCGTGATATCTTGGCAGGCATCACACACAAACCTCATACCAGCGCCCCCGGCCGGGTGTCCGGCGTGTAGTGGAGCTTGGTCGCACGGGCGTTCTGATGGTACTCCGGGCGGGTGAACTTATAGCCCCAGTGCTTGGCGGCGGTAAAAAGGGCCGCATAGCCGTCCTCGGCGCGGACGGTCACTTTCTGGTCTCCATATGTAACGGAAAAGTGGTTTTGGCCGGTGTATCCGGCCTGTGCGATCACGGCGGGGCGCCGCGGCGCCCGCTCGCCGGGGTAATCGATGCTATTTCGCAATGTGTTTGCGCCTCCTTATCTGGTTGTCGGCATGGACCATCTGCTTTCCCGCTGCAAGGTCGGGCTGCAGGCTGTCCCTGTCTCGGTGGTTGACGTCGTAGATGTGGTTCCGTATGCTCTCGTAGAGCGTCCATGTGCAGCACCCGGCGCGGCATGTGCCGCTTCGGTCCGGGCAGTTCCGGCCGCAGGGCGGCGGGATGGGCCGCATGCGCGGCGCAAAGTAATTCACTCCGCTTCCTCCTGCACGTGCTGCAGCCATGCCGCGAGCGTTTGCAGCGCCGACTCGCGCTGCAGCAGGTCTTCGACCGTATCCCGGTCGACGCGCGGCATGCTCTGCAGGATCTCCCGGTCATTGGCGCAGTCATCGGCAAAGGCCAGGACGGCGTCGATGATGTCGGCCAGCTGATCCGGCCGGAGCTCGACCGTGATCTTGGGCTCGTCCATCACAGGACCCCGTATGCCGTCGCGCCCAGCGCGATCGAGCCGGTTACGATGGCCTCATTGACCATGTCGGCGTACCCGGCGATCACAGCAAAAACGAACGCCGCGCCGCCCAGCCACAGGCAGCAGCACTTGGCCACCCGCCGCATGGCTTCCGCCCGCTCGGCCGCCCGGTGCAGACGCTCCTGCCGTTTCTGCGTCTCTTCCTCCGGCTCATACCCGAGCCGCTCTGCAAGATTGGTTCTCATGCTCTTTCCTCCTTCGTCTCCTGCATCCGCCTGACGAGCCGCGACAGACGGGCGTTTTGTGTCACGAGCTTCTGCGCGTCCAGGTCAAGCCCCTTGCGTTTCAGCCCGTTTATAATCTGCGCCGCCTGGCACTCGCAGACCAGCGCCGCCTCGATCAGATCATGCAGCTCCTGCGCATCCAGCGTCAGGGTGTAGCTCTTGACGTTCGCCATGGCTCAGTATCCTCCCTCTGTTTCGAGCAGCCACTCTTTGAGCTGCACCTGCGCGACTGCAAAGCAAAGCTCTGCGTCGCAGTCCTGGGTGCTGACGATCACTTCGTCGGAACCGTCATCTGCGCAGCCCTTCCGGTAGACCCGGATACTCCAGTCCGTCACCTTGCTATAGCTGACTTCAAGGTGCATGGGGTAGGTCAGCACCTTCTCTGCAAAAAACTTCAAAAAATCATCCACGGGGCTCCCTCCTATGTACGCGCCTTACGGCGCGTTTAATTGTTGGCCGCGGGCAAGCGCCCTTCGGCTGCGGCCCGCTCTAGGATCTGCCACGCCACGCGGCGGGCGGCCTGCCGGTTGGCTTCTTTCTGCTCCGGCGTCAGCCGGCGCAGGTAGTTGTCGGCGATATACGCCGTGCAGTTTGGAAAATGATACTCGGCCACGATGTGCGGCTCTTCGTCCGCGATCGGGTCATACGGCTTTCTCATGGGTCAGCCTCCTTTCGGCGTTAGTTTTTCCAGATTTTACAGCTTTACGCTTTTTGCTCTTGTCAGACCCCAGCCCGCGTGGTAAGATGCTGGCAGGTGGTGTTTTTATGACAAATAAACAGTTCAAAATCTGCTTGGCGATCCACCGCAAGTAGCCACTCAAAAAAATTCTCAAAAGGTTTTCGCTCAGTAGTGACTGGGAATTACAGAACGAGCTTGACAGCCTCAAACTTGATTCCCGCAGCACTCTAAATGACAATGACCCCGTTTTCCTCGATACCCGCTCACAGACCGCTTTTGAGGAATTTCGGCGAGATCGGCGTTACCGGCATATCCCGCTTTGGATCTCCATCATTTCCGTGTGGCTGACCATTGTCTCTGCGCTGATTGCGCTTGGCGCGCTCCAGCTCTCCAGCATCGAAATCTTTGGCCGTCCCCTCAGATTCTTAGAGATCCTCGGATTATTGCCGCACTGAGAATCACGAGCATCAGCGCCACAAATATTGCCGCAGTGGCTGCCAGAGCGATTGCCGCAGCGCCGAGCGCATCCCACACATCTATCCAGCGCAGCCGGTCGGCCAGCCGTTTCCACCATTTCGCCCACTTGCTTTCCTGCTTTTCTTGGTTTTTTTCGGCTTCCGGCTCTTTTTTCGGCTCTGGCTGCGGGTTCTCATTCTCGATTTTCTTTCTGATGTGTGCCTCGATAGCCGCGCAGATTCTCGCATTTGCGCATCTGATTTCTGTATCCACGTACTGCTTTGTTTCCCCTTGTGCATCCTTTCCTATGTATAGTGTCCTTTTTCCTGCCGCTGCCTCGAACCGTGGGCAGTTCTGGCAGTAGTCCGCAACAACCACTTTGATCATGGTTTCTTCCTCCTTCTCTATGCCCTGCTTGCCACGGCTCACGCCTCCTTACAAATCGTGTTCCAGCGCGACACCTACAAAATCCCGTGCAATTGCCATCACCGACTTCTCGCCGTACTGCGTATCCAACCATTCCTGCCAGAGCGTCTTTAATTCGTCGGCTGTGTAGCCGGTTTCCTCTGCGATTGCCTCCAGAGCTTCTTTGCGATCCCGTGTCAGAAGCTCTGTCAGCTGCTGCTCCAAACTTTTCCTCTGTTCCTGCATTTTCCTTTCCTCCTGTTGCCCGACGCTTGCGCGTCCGTTCCCGGTCGCGCGCTTCTTCTTGCGCCCATCTGGTGAGCTTTTCTTCCTGCGTTTCCACGGCTCACGCCTCCTTCCGCTCGTCTTTCTTGCTCTCCATGAGCTTTGCGCACGCGGCCATACCCTGCAGATACATCAGCGCACCCTCTCGCAGTTCAGGCTTCAGCTTGTTCATCTCGGCCGCAATGGTCTCGACCTGGTTTTTCTGTTCTTCCGACATTGATCTCACCTCGTCTCACATGTTATCTAACTTGTGAGTATAGCGTAACACCATAGTTAGGCTTTGTCAATATGTTTTTTCGTTTTTCCGCAAATTTTTATTGACACAGTTAGATTATAGCTGTATGATATCAGTATGGAGGTGATTCTGTGAATGAACGCATACGTCAGCTTCGGAACTCTTTGAAGCTTTCTCAAGCTGAATTTGGCGCAAAAATTGGCCTATCACAAAATTATATATGGATGATTGAGAAGGGTGAGCGCACGCCCAGTGACCGCACCGTCTCGGATATTTGCCGGGAATTCGGCGTATCGCTCGCATGGCTGGAGGATGGCGTCGGCGAAATGTATGTGCAGCGGAGCATGAACGAGGAGCTTGGCCTTATGGTCTCTACTCTCATGGGCGAGGCTGACGAGTCTTTCCGCAAGCGCTTCATTTCCGCTATGATGGAGCTGCCGTCGGAGTTCTGGCCAGAATTCGAGAAATTCCTGAAAAAAATCACCGGAAGCAATTAAAATGCTTCCGGCGTTCTTTTTTTATATTGATATTTCAATTCTTATAATCCCACGCATAAAACGCAGTATGATCTTCAGCTGCTCCGGCGTTGCCCGCTCGAGCAGGCTTTCAATCTCCGCTATGAGGTGTTGTTTCGTATTTTTCATTTCATCTCCCCCATTTCTCCACAAAAAGACCGTTCATTTTTTGTTCACTTTTCCGGTTGTGCTTTCTTCGGCGTTGCCTTACAATATTTGTAGGTTCTCTTTCCTGACTCGCATGATTATATTAGAACAAACGTTCGTTAATTACAATTATGAGAGTCTACCAAAAATTACATATAATTTTGTGAGGGGTAGCTATGGATGTCAATAAGCGTCTCCCCAATGCATGGACGGAGGTCTGGGATTTTCAGCTAGCCGGTTCCTCTTTTAAGGCCTCGGATGGCTCATACCGGCAGACCTCACTCCGGCGAGCATTCAAGAAACAAGAGGATCTCGAGCCCGTTCTCGTTGATCTTGAGCGATATGAGTATGATGGAGCTCCTGCGTATCGTGTCTATTTTGATGACCGTGAAGTTGGCAACATCCCAAAAGATGTTGCAGCTGAGCTTTCTCGGATGGAGGATAGCGGATACACCGTCTTCGGCGATGACTGCGAAGTCTACGGGGGCCCTGACGACGATTTCCCAGACAAGAAATTTGGTGCTCGCGTGTATGTCAGATTGCGTCGCAAAATTACGGAATCCGAACGGCAAGATGAGCTGTCAATGCTTGCACGTAAAGCTGCAGAAACGACTTCTGATTCTGGTTTCCCACGTGCCGACAGCACCGGAGGCAATGAGTCCCACGCTCCAGAGCCCTCGGAAAAACGCCCCCGCAAAAAGTCAAAATGGAAAACCGTTTTGATCGTGATCGGCATTATCTGGCTCGTCGCCGTTATCCCGCAGATCATCAATGCAGCCATCGGTGCCCGTGACTTTAAAAACTCACCGCCAGAGATGCAGGCTTCCGCGCAGGCCGTGTCTGAGCGCCTTGCTTCTGATGATTCTACTGTTTCCTCCGCCCCTGTGCAGGAGCCAGAGCCCGTTCCCGCGGAGGAAACGTTTATTCCGCCTGACCCCATCACCTACACCGGCAGCGGCGACGACTACTTCGATATTTTCCCGTTTGACTCGCTTTACTATTTCCGAATCACCGGCAATACCGAAGCTCGTCATTTCTCCGTGACTGGCTACGATGCATCCGGAAATTATACGGAGCTTTTTGCGAACACAACGGATTACTATGACGGCTATGTCCTTGACCCCGAGCAGGATACGCGGACGCTCGAAGTTGATGCGGAAGGCCCGTGGACCATTGAGATTGTTTCCCTTTACACGGCCCCAGTTCTTCCGGTCGGCGAGACATACAGCGGCATTGATGACGCGGTTTTGCTCCTGCCGTCTGACTGTCGGTCTGCGATCATCAACGGAAATACGATGTCCCGCTATTTTTCGGTCATTACCTACGGCAGCGGGTTTGATCTCCTTGTCAACACGGTTGACCCCTACAGCGGCACTGTCCGCATTGCCCCAGGTGCCACCGTCATGACCGTTCACGCCGTCGGCGGCTGGTCCATCTCGCTGCAATGATCTGCGATTCGCCCGCGCCGCTGGCCGAACAACGGCGCGGGCTTTTGCTTGCGCAGGCGACCGGGAGCCGTCTGTAACTTTAGGATAGCCTGTCCAAGGTAGACTTGTAAAGATATGGCAGTTACTTTTTGCAGTCAGACGTCTTGCTTTTTTGGGGGGAATGACATGTTTTGAAGGAAAAATTATCTGATTTATGCCGTGAGCAGAAGCAGACGATCACTCCGCACAAAACAAATCAGGACGTCGCCGAAAATACCGACCTTTCCGTCGGCACCGTCTCCCAGTTCTTTCGCGGCGACATCAAAAATCCATCTGTTTACACGGTCGGCCCGATCTGCCGGGAGATGGGCGTTTCTATGGATGAGTATTTCGGCATCCCGCCTTCCGAGCCTGCCGAGCCTGCCGAGCCTCCCGATGCTGAAAAACTCCGCGCCGAGAACGCGGCCCTTCGTGCGCAGCTTGCTCAGCAGCAGAAGTCCCTGCGCATGCACCGGCTTGTGACGCTCATCCTCTTGGGTATTCTTTTGCTGTGTGCCCTTGCGCTTTTGGTCGACGTCCTCAGTCCATCAATCGGCTGGATGCGCACATAAATAAAACCGCCCCGGCTCAGCGCCGGAGCGGTATCCGTATAACCTTTTGCTCTTGTGGTGAGAATCTGCTTATGAAATTTACATCTACCTGGAAAATCGCCGACCCGCTCGCGCAGTACATCATTTACCTGCGCAAGTCCCGGAAGGACATGGAGGCCGAAGCTCTCGGCCAGACTGACACGCTCAAGCGGCACCGGGCCGCGCTTTTGTCGCTGTCCGAAAGCCGCGCGCTGAACGTCGTGGAGATCTGCGAGGAAGTCGTGACCGGCGACTCCATTGCCGTCCGGCCGGAGGTGCAGAAGGTCCTGCAGCTCGTCGAGACCGGCAACTACGCGGGCGTCATCGTCATGGAGGTTGAGCGTCTGGCGCGCGGCGACACCATTGACCAGGGCATTATTGCCCAGACCTTTAAATACTCCGACACCCGCATCATCACGCCGAACAAGACCTACGACCCGAACAACGAGATGGATGAGGAGTACTTCGAATTCGGCCTTTTTATGTCGCGGCGGGAGTACAACACCATCAAGCGCCGCCTGTCCCGCGGCAAGGAGGCGTCCTTGCGCGAGGGCAAATGGATCTCCGGCAAGACGCCCTTCGGCTGGTCGCGTGAGAAGCTGCCGAATGACAAGGGCTACAAGCTCGTCCCGCACCCGGAGCAGGCCCCCATCCTGCAGCAGATCTACAACTGGTACACCGGCGAGGGCTGCGCGCGCATCGGCGCGAAGGCGATCTCCACGCGGCTGAACAGCCTCGGCGTCCCGACCAACTCCGGCATCCTCTGGCGCGCGGACTCTGTGCTGGATATCCTGCGCAATCCGGCGAATGCTGGCTGGATCAAATCCGGCGGCAGGCCAGAGACAAAGCGCATCGTTGACGGCTCCGTCGTCGTCAGTCGCCCCCGCACCCGGCAGGAGGATCTGAAGCTTTATAAAGGGCTGCACGACGGCCTGATCTCGCAGGAGCAGTATGACAAGGCCGTCGCTCTGAGCTATTCCAGCGCCAGCCCGCGCGGCAAGGGCGCATGGGGGACCGTGACGAGCCTCGCCGGGCTCGTCCGCTGCGACCAGTGCGGCCGCGTGATGGTGCGCCGTCCGTCGTCCGGCAACCGCCGCGATACGCTCCTTTGTCCCTCCTACGGCTGCACGACCGTCAGCGCGTGGTATGATGATGTGGAGGACTCCGTGCTGGATGCTCTGCGTGGCTGGCTGCGCGAGCTGGAGCTCGGTGAGGCCGCTGCGCCAGATGACACGCCCATGCGCACCGCGCTCGAGTCCTCGATTGCCGCCGACCGCAAGCAGCTTGCCAAGCTGGAGGCGCAGGAGGCCCGCGCGTATGAGCTGGTCGAGACCGGCGTCTATACGCCGGAGATCTTCCTGCAGCGCTCGCAGGCGCTCGCCGCTGACAAGCAGGTCATCGTCGACCGCATCGAGGCTAGCCAGACCACGATCCATGAGCTGGCCCGTGCCAAGCAGGCCCGCGCCCGTCTGGCCCCCGCCGTCCGCCGCGTCCTCGAGACCTACCCGCTCGCCGCATCCCCGCAGGAGAAAAACGCCCTCCTGAAAACTGTCCTGCAGAAGGTCCTCTACCATAAACAGACCAAATCCTACACCAAATCCGGCAGCGACATGCACGTCACCCTCTACCCCCTCGCGGATTGATGGTTATACATTTATTCGGTACGCATGAATGAATCCCATCTAAATATAGATTCTATAGCAAGCGGAAATCCCTCCTGGTTACAGGAGGGATTTCTTTATTTTGCGATATGCTCATAATACGCCATGAGCTTCTGTTCCGGCCCCGGGCCGTCTTTATCGAGCAGAAACGCCTTTGCCAGCGCAGCGTAGAACTCCGGGCGGTTGAGGCCGAACTCTACGGCGACGGGGTAGTAGTCCGAGTACATCATGTTCATGGTCACGCCCCATGCCCAGCGCGGGACCACTGGTGCCTGAATGCCCATGCTCTCGGCCACAGCCGTTGTCTGTTCCATCGTCCAGTGCGGTCCTGTCGTGCCGTCGGCGTTTTGCATGTTGGTTGCCCACTGCATCGCCGTTTCGCGATCAAATGCGACCGCCTCCGGCTCGTCGTGGTCCTCGAGCTTATCCAGCCGGCACAGCAGATCTGTGACTGCTGCGGCCTGCTCGACCGTACGCATGGACACCGGGCACTCCGCGATCTCCCGCAGCGCGGCGTGGAGTTTGTCTTTATACGCCTGCATGATAGCACCTCATGCGAGCTTGAGCAGCCCCGTGCAAAGCTCGATCACGGAGCCTGCGGCCGTGCTGTCGGTCGTCGCCACGAGCGTGAATGTATGATTGACGCAGCAGCAGCACCCGGACAGCTCCAGATCCGTCTCCGTGTGGATCTCCGCATTGCCGGATGCCGGCAGCGTGACGCGCTTGAGCGTGCAGGGCAGCGCGACGCCGTCCATGTACCACTGCAGGGTCAGGACGCCCGCGGCCGTCGCCGCGATGACCGCATCTGCGGCCAGATGATACAGGCCGATCTTGACCGTGTCGTAGCTCTGCGGCTCGACCTGGATGGACGAACCGGAATTGACGACCTTTGCCCCGGCCAGCGTCAGCACGTTTTCGCTGTCTGCCGCGAGCAGTTGGGGCGCGTTATTAAAATATCGGACGCAGGATTTTTGATACGCCCGATTTCCATTGCCGTTATTACAAGCCATTTTCATTACTCCTTCCGTTTGGGCTTATGTGAAGGGGCATTATGCCCCGGATAGCTATATCAGGATGGGTCCTCGTCAGCCGCCGCAGCCGCACGGATTGCAGGGCGGGTTCTGGTAGTACCTGCCCAGCTGGCCGAGGATGTACTGCGACTGCATATAGTCGTTGTTCGCGGCGCGGCTCTGTGCGAGTTCGTCGCGCAGGCGCTGGTTCTCCTGCTGCTGCAGGAGCGTCCGGGTCGCCTCGCCCTCGGCGTGGATGGCCGTCTTGATCTCGCACGCGTTGATGCTGGAGTTGTAGTTGACGCCGTCGATCGCGCGGAGAATGTCGCAGCAGCACTTCTGCTGCACAGAGATGCCGCTCTCCGTGACGGACTGCAAATCGCGCAGCTCGCCGAGGATGTTGTAGGCGTTGTCCTTGACGGCGCTGGTGACGTCGTATGCGCTCTGGCGCGTTGCCGCGACACCCTCGTTGTTCTGGCGCTCGAGGGCTGCAAAGTCCGTCGCGCGCTGCACGTCGGCCTGGGTCGCCGGGGAGCTCTCGCCGCTGCCGCCGAAGCCTCTGCCCGCGAAGAGCAGGAAGAACAGCGCGATCAGGATGACAATGCCCCATCCGCCGAAGCCATAATCCTTATCCATGGTTTTCCCTCCTTTCTGGGTGGAATGAAATTTGATAGGCGCTTTCGCGCGGTATCACTTGCCGATCTGGCCGACGAGCTCGCCGACCGTCTTGTTTTTGTTTGCCTCGAACCACGCCTCAAAGCCTGGCTGCGAGGCCAGGAAGCTAAGCACCATCTGCGGGCTCTGCCCCTGCAGCGTCGTCTTCGCTGTCTGCAGCAGACCGTTCAGCAGCTTGTTTCCCCCGCCGTTTCCGCCCATCAGGGCCATAATCGGATTTTGCATTGAGCTTTCCCTCCAGTTCTTCGATTTTCCCGGCCATGCTCTGCAGGCCGGCCGTGATCTGTTTCAGCTGCTCCTGCAGCTGGTTTGCCGCCTTTTCCTCTTCTGTCGGCTCCGGGAAGATCCGGAACCGCGCGATGGTCTTGGCCGCCATGCTGTCCGTGCGGATGTAGTACAGCAGGTTCTCGGTCTCGTGCAGCGCGAGCGCGTTGTCGTTCGGCTGCATCTGCAGGTTGTTGATGCTGGCCTCGCTGGCCACGGTCAGCACGCCGAGCTTCGGCGGCTGCGGCGGCAGCTGCGGGCCCTGCGGCCGCGGCATGGGCTGCAGCTGGATCTGCTGCGCGCCGTCCATCTCCCAGCGGCCCGTGTACGGGTTGTACGCCATGCGGTATCGCCCCTTTCTGCTACCATTCTAGCGTTTCCCCGTCCCCGCTGGGGGGCATTTGTGTACCATTTGTGTACCATTTGTGGGACATGCGGGCATAGAAAAAGCGCCATGAGCCGTTGCTCATGGCGCTTTTTCTTTGTCCGTTTTCCCTACCAGACGGCGAGCGATATTGTAGATGTGGGGCAGACGGCGGGAGATGGTTTTGCGGTCGACGCCGATCTCGGCGGCGGCGTCCATCTGCGGGAGCCTGCCCACGATATAAAGCCTGATGATCTGGCGGTCGATCAGGTCACAGATCCCCTCGTCAGCGACGTGCTCCCAGTCCCTGCGCGTTAGATGTTCCAGCCCCTTCGGCAGGGCCAAGCGCGCAGTGATTTGTCCATCGCTCCCTTCGTGCCCGCCGCCCGGCGGGTCAGCGGTCGAAGACGCCGGTGCGGTCCAGGATGACGAGCATGCGGACGTTGTCCTCGCTCAGATCGAGCGTCAGGTCTTCGCCCGTGCCGCCCTTTCCTTTAAGCAGGCCCTTGCTGACCAGCTTGTCCAGCGTCTGGCGGTACGTCTGGTTGTCGACGTCCCGCAGCTTTTCGTATCTCATGGCTGTTTCCTCCTGCAGTCTTGCCTTGAATTCCTGCCACTGGCGGTCGCCGGAGGTGCCGTAGTAGATGTTATGCGCCGGTCCGACAAACGGGGCCGGGCAGATCTTTCCGGTGACGTCATAGTGGCGGATGACGTTCTCCAGCGGGATGTTGTACTGCCGCATGAGCTTTGCAGTGAGCCATACGGCGTTTTCGATGACGCGGCGGTCAAAGTACCAGTCCTTGTCGTTCGCGTTCAGGCGGCTGCTGTCGAGCTTCTGCGGGCGCAGCTCAATGCCGATGGAGTTGCAGTTGCGGCACTTCGGATGCCGGTAGTGCAGGCCGCCCACGGCCCCGCAGTGCCACGCCATGTCGGTATCCGGCACGCAGTGGTATATGACGTCCTTCTCGTCCACGCAGTAATGCGCGGACGCCTGCGCCTCCGGGGCCTTGAACCACTCCGACGCGCCATAGGCGCTGGAGAGGGCCCCGAAAAAGTGGATAACCAGATACTGCGGCTTATTGCCGCCCCGGTAGATGTTGACGCTTGTGAAATTGTCTACGATCTGCGGCGGCATAGTCTTCATTCTTCCTTGACCTCCGGCAGGCCCGCGACGCTCGTCAGCAGGGACAAAATGCCCGCCAGCGCCGAGGCCGACGCTACGGCCAGCCAGTTGACCTCCGACAGGATCATGCTTGTGCCGATCGTTGCCACCGCCGTCTGCGCGACGGTCTTGATTGCGCGGATTGCCGCTGCCTTCCACCATTTTGCGTTCATAGTATGTACTCCTTTCAAATTTCACGCCTTGCGGCGCGTGTTACAGAATTTTGCTCAGCGCCCAGCCGACGAGGCCGGACACCAGCGCAGTCAGCGCGATTTTGACCAGCGCATCCCAGTTCTTCGCAGGCTTGGCCGTGAGGCTGTTGACGCTCGTCTGCATGCCGTCGATCTTGTCGTCGAGCGTCTTCATGTGCTCGGCCATGACGGCGACGGCCTCGGCCAGCTTGGTCACAGCGTCGTTCTTCTTCTCGAGATCCTTGATCCGGCCGGTGTTCCGGTCGACATTGCCGCGGATCTCCGCGACGGCAACGTTCAGATCCTGCAGGTCCATCTGATTTTCTCCCTTCTGCGTTTATCAGATCGGCACGAAGGCCGCATCCGTCCACTTTGCCGTCGCGCCCGCCTCGCCCATCCAGACCTTGGTCTCGCCGTTGTGCGTGTAGTAGGCGTTCTGGATTAGGAGCATGCCGGCCTTCCACACGATGGGATTTTCAGCCGTGCCGGCTTTCACGGTCTGCTCGACGTACACCTGCCGGACGAGGATCTTGTTGACGTAGATGTTCCGCCAGTCGTAGCCCAGCTTGTCCGATTGCGTCACGTCCTCCGTGATGCCGCCTGCGGCCTGCACGAGCTTGCCGTCCGTAATTGCTTTCTTTACCTGTGCCAGTTTAGCCTCTGT